TATGGATGCGAATCTAATAAAAAACCTTAAAAAAGACTTAATAGAATTAAGAAGTCAAATTTGGGATAAAATGTCGGATGCTCAAAAAGAACAATATTATCAAGATGAAGCTAACAATGCTATCAGCGTTGAAAACATTATTTCTTTTTTACATGAATACTCTGATAGAATAAAAAAAGAAATTGATAATCCTAATTTTCAAGATTTATTTAACAGAAGATTAGAGATGAAAATCACTTGTTTTGACAATTTTTGGGAGGAGTTAGACAGTGGAAGATAAATTCACGCTAGAAGATTACATCTATGTTCCCATTGAACCAGAGTTAGCAAGAAAGCTACTCAAATATCACGAAAAAGACTGGGAACCTTTTGACGAATTTAACGGCTTTTATCACTGCTTAAAACAAACGTTGGAAGATTTTGATAATAGATTTGAGCCTCAAAAAGAAGAGTCTGAATTTTAATTTAGGAGTAATCATGTCTCAACCTATCGAACTTTCTTTAGAACAGCAGTTCAATATTCGTTCTTTTCAGTCTCAGGTAGAAAAAATGAGCCAAGAGCAAGCGCAGGATTTCCTGATCAAGCTTTACGAACAAATGATGGTCAGAGAAAATATGTACAAAGCTTTTCTTAAGCATCGATGGGGATTAGATGATAATCCGTGGCAAAAAACAGAGTAATACCACAATGCCAGTTATTAGTTATTAGTTATTAGTTATTGGTTATTGGTTTCTATATCTCTCAACAAAATAAGGGCAAAATTAATTATGATCATGACTCTTGAAGAAATCAACGCAAAACTGGACTTGCTTCTAGAAGAAATAGAAAACTGGAAACCTAAATCTGATTTATTTCTGAAAGAAATAGAAACTTGGAAGCAACCCAATATTAAAGAAAAAGGAAAAGCCAATGTTTAATGCAATCTACAAGCCCAATCAGTTGATTTTAGGCAGTGGCTATATTGCTATCTGTACAGGATGGACTCCTGCTAAGTCAGTAGCCGCAAAACTCGATCCCTCTGATTATGCCGTAATTGGTAATCTTTATAGCGCGTCAAGGGGAATTAACTTTTTAGTCCGTAATTTATTGGCCAATCCTCACGTTCGTTATCTTGTTGTAATGGATTTAACCCAAGAAGACAAAAATTCTGGTAGTGTTCAATGCTTGAAAGATTTCTTTGAGAATGGAGTTTATAGAGGGAAGAATTATGTAGGGAAAGAGTGCTGGGCAATTGATTCTTTAGTAAAAGGATACATCGATTTAGATATTCCTTTAGAAGTTTTAAATCAATTACGATATTCTATGATTTTAATACCAAATCTTGAACGGGATATAGATATAAAATCAATAGTAGAAGTAGGAACCCTTGGTTCGTGGGCAGAACCGATGGTTTTTCCCTACAATGAACCTACATCAGAGGTAAAACCCGGGCCGCGCTATGGGCATCGGGTTGAGGGCAAAACTATTGCTGAAACTTGGATAAAAATATTGCAAAGAATCAAAACTATTGGCACTATCAGACCTACTGGGTATGATGGTAAATGGCAAGAGTTAATCGACTTAATGGCGATAGTTACCGATGAACCGAAAGACTTTTATTTTCCAGAACCTAACTATCTACCTTTAGACAGAGAGTATCTAAAGAACTATATTCCACAAATACTTAATGATGCTGATTATCGAGAAGGGGTTAAATATACCTATGGTCAGCGATTACGCTCTTGGTTTGGTCAAGACCAGATTAAAGCAGTTATCAACAAATTGATTGAAGAAAATGACTCAGCTAGTGCCGTTATGTCCCTTTGGGATAGCGGGAGTGGCAACCCCCAAAGTCTTACCAGTGGATGTTACAGCTTGGCTTTAAAAAGTGAGTTTTCCCGATCAAACGAGTTTTTTTTCGATTCTGACGGGTGGGAAATAGTACCAAATTCTATTGACCGAGGAGGCCGCTCGGTAGGCGATTCAGATCATAATCACAGCGGATCTCCCTGTCTCAATCATATCTGGGTAAGAGTAGTAGATAATGAACTCTCTTTAACAGCTACCTTTAGAAGTAATGATATGTTTTCCGCTTGGCCAGCTAATGCAATGGGATTACGGGCTTTACAGCGTCATATCAGAGATGAAATTGCTAGTGAATCTGAGTACGATTTAACAATGGGTCCACTGATTACTATTAGTCAATCAGCCCATATTTACGATGATTGTTGGGAAAATGTAGAACAGCTAATTAATAATCAATATCAATTGATTATTAACAAAGAGATTCAATCTTACAGTGATCCTGCTGGTAACTTCTTAGTAGAAACGGATGGAAACAATACCACAGTCAGTCAGCTAACCCCTAACGGTGAATTTGTGGGAAAATGGGAAGGTAAGAATCCTTTGAAGCTAATCCGTCAAATAGTTACTGATTGCCCTAGTATTCAATCGTTTCATATTGGCTACCTAGCCAGAGAAATTGAACGGGCATCTCAACTAAAAACAAATTACACTCAGGATAAATAAATGTCAACACAAATCATCCCAAAAGGACAATCCTTTCCCGACGGCACTTATCTGTATAAATGCCCTTGCTATGTTAATCCTTGCAACCTGTGTTTTAACGGTAATGAGACTGCTATAATTAACTCTTTAAAGACAGCAAAAGGACAACAATATTATGGCAACTTAAAAGCTTATTTGGCTATAAAAGGACAGATCATTATATCTACTGCAAAGTCAATAAAAGAAAAAAATAACGGCAAATTTACAATGATTAATATTACAGAATTAGCTGATACTCTAGGGTTTCCTAGAACACGAATTAAACCTTTAATAGAATATTTAGAAGAGTGTGGCTTTATAAAAGCTGGGACTTATGATAGACTGAGAATATCAATCAATTGGCAACCGACAAAGATGTAATTACTTCAAATTAAATTACACTCAGGATAAATAACAATGAACGCCAAACAAGTTCTTACAGAGTTAATACAATCGGTCAACGAAATTGATAAAATCAGAAAAAAAATGACCGTCCTAATATTGAAGGAATGCACAGATAAAATGCTGACAAAATTTTTTAAACGCTCACATATTATCCCTGAATTAATTGACGCTGGTAAGACTTTCACTGACAAAGAGATTGCTGAAATTTACGACGTTAGCTTAACTACTATTCGCAGATGGAAAAAAGATGTAAAAGCTCGTCGTCAACCAAACACAAAACTCTGTTCAACTTTACCTCATAGCTGGATAATTAACAAAAATGGTAAATGGGAAAGAACCGAATGGAAAGGAGTGTTTAATTAAAATAAAATGAAAATAAAGGAATTAAAGCAATTTTGCTGTGATAGAATTGCTAACGGACATAAAACTATCACTCTAGAAACAGAATCAACTCGATTGCTAGTAAGTCATGGTCCTATCGGAGAACTACTGTGTATTAATAAACGAGGCAAGCACGTTGTTTTGTATGATGTTTTAAAAGTTTTACAGTTTCTAGATAAGCTTGAAAATCAAAAAATAAAATCAAAAATTAGGAGTAAATAAATGACTAAAAAAGATTTCCCAACACTAGCAGTTCTAAGTATTACTAGCGGGCGATTACTGACACAACCAAGACGAGCGAATAACGGCTTTGATCAGATATACGAAGTATTAGAATAGATGACTGACGATCAGCCGTTTACGCATCAATTGGGGCGATTTGCAGAAGAGTGTAAGCAGTGGATTTATCAATGGCATCCTGAGATTATCAAGGCAGACAAATGGATAGAAAACAAATTGATAGAAAAATGCGAAACTGAGGACGTGAAAGATTGCCAAGCCGCAATGCTTGCAAAATTTGGTGAGACGATCACGTTACAGAAAATTCCACAAGGCTATCACAATTTTAAAAATCTGTAGGAGTAAATAAATGATTAACGTAATTCAAAGAAGTGGAGAAACTCGACCCTTAGACATTACCAAAATTCGCCAAGTAGTAGAATGGGCGTGCGAAGGGTTAGAAGTAAATCCCCTCGCTTTAGAATCAGGATTAACTTCTCGATTACGAGATGGGATTACCACTAGGGAAATTCAAGAAAATTTAATCAATGTCGCCACACAATTGTTTTGTGTAGAAGAGACTGATTGGAAGTATGTAGCTGGAAGACTTCACGTCTGGGGACTGTGGAAGGATACTAGAATCAAGAGAAAATTTGGCGGTTATTTATCTTGCACGGTTTTCAGAAGATTAGAAGGAACCGACTACGCTAAATATGTCCAGTGGCAAGTGGATAGAGGTGTTTATGATTCAAAAATTACGGAAATCTATGACGAAAAAGACTTAGAAAATGCGGGGGAGTGGATATACCCAGAATACGATAAAGACTTTGACTATGCTGGTGCAATCATGTTGTCAAAAAGATATTTACTTGACTGTGAATTACCTCAAGAGGCTTTTTTGACGTGCGCTTTATTACTTGCCAGTGTAGAAAAGAAACCAGAAGATAGATTAAGTTTTGCCTGTCAAATCTACTTAGCTATAGCTCAAAGAAAAATCTCTCTAGCTACTCCAATTTTAGGCAATTTACGCACTCCCAAAGGTTCTTTGAGTAGTTGCTTTATCGTGGCAATAGAAGACAATCTAGAAAGTATTTTCAGTGAGATTACTAATACTGCTCGCATCTCAAAAAATGGCGGAGGTGTTGGGGTAAATGTAAGTAGAATCCGTGCCACTGGTAGCTCGGTTATGGGGAAAGCTAACGCTTCTGGTGGGATTATTCCGTGGATTAAATTACTTAACGATACAGCTATCGCAGTCAATCAAGGGGGGAGACGCGCCGGGGCTGTCACTGTTGGGGTTGATATTTGGCATCTAGACGTGCCAGAATTTCTGGAAATGCAAACAGAAAACGGTGATCAAAGACGCAAAGCTTATGATATTTTTCCCCAATTAGTTATCACCGATGAATTTATGCGTCGGGTAATAAATAAAGCCGAGTGGACATTAGTTGATCCTTATGAAGTTCGGATAAAACTAGGGATAGAATTAGCAGAACTATGGGGGGACAAATTTGAAGAGGCTTATGAATTAATTGAAGATAGTCTAGGAACAAAAATTACTCTCTACAAAAAGGTTAATGCTAGGGAGTTATTTAAAGATGTTATGCGCCCTCAAATTGAGACAGGTATGCCCTATCTTGCCTTCAAAGATACCATTAATCGGGCTAATCCTAATAAACACGACGGGTACATCCCTCAAGTTAATTTGTGCTGCGAGAGCTTTTCTAATGTCACACCGGGTAAAACAGCCCATTGCTGTAATCTAGTTAGTCTTAATTTAGCTAACATTGACACTTCTACTAATTTATCAGAAATGTGTCATCTTGCTGTCAGGATGCTTGACAATACTATCGACCTCACTTGTCCCCCAATTGGTGAAGCCAAAAAACATAATGACCGTTATCGCACTATTGGAGTTGGGGTTATGGGATTAGCTGACTGGTTAGCTAAACAAAAATTATTTTATAAAGACTTTAAATCTATCAATGATTTATTTGAAAGAATTAGCTATTATTGTACTCACGCTTCGATGAGATTGGCTAAAGAACGCGGTGCTTATCAAGCTTTTTCCAGCAGTGAATGGAGTCAGGGTAAATTACTAGGGGCTAAACCATTAGAATGGTTCAACGTAAATTCTGATAATACCTATAATTGGCATCAATTAGCCAAAAGTATTCAACAATTTGGCATTAGAAATTCCCATATTACTGCTGTAGCTCCCAACACTACTTCTTCCTTAATTCAAGGTTGCACTGCCAGTGTTTTACCTGTCTTTAAGCGGGTATTTACAGAAAAGAACTCAAAGGGTGCTATCCCTAATTGCCCTCCTTTTATTAAAGATTTTTTTTGGTATTATCAAGAGAATCAAAATCTTGATCAAAAGATTGTCGTTCAAGCGATTGCTGAAATGCAAAAATGGATTGATACAGGGATTTCTATGGAATTACTATTTAACCTTAATCAGGGTGTTTATTTTCCTGACGAACCTAGCCGCGCATTAACAGTTAAAGAAATTTATGAAACTTTAATCTTAGCGTGGGAATTAGGATGTAAAGCAGTCTATTATGTACGAACTGTTCAAAAGGATAACTTTAAAGAGTCTGACAATAGTTGTTCTAGTTGCGCCAATTAATCATGAATATTATCTCTAATGTAATTTTATGTACTGTAGGTCTTGTAGTTAGCACAATATTTGCCCTAACTGTTTTTTCAATTTCGTTTTATACAATTGGTTGGCTTGAAGGTTTTGTTGAATGTTTTATTGAAATTCTTGAAGATTTCATCAATACTCGAAAAAATAAATAATCATTATGGCAATAATAATTATTGACTTTCTAGCAACTATTGTATTAAGTATATTTTTACTTTATACTGCTTTAATTTTTGCTGTTGTCTTGTGTAGAGTGTTTTTTAGATTTAAGACTAATTTAATCTACACAGTTAAACAATTTAAATACTATTTAACAGATGAATATAATCGGATTAGTTCTTGTAAATATTATAACCCTGAAACCCATAAAGACTTTAATCTAAAATGTAGCGTAAATCCTTCTATTTCTTGTGTACAATGTAAAGACTGGGAACTAAAGTAAAGTAAAACTATGTCATTGATCAGTCTTAGCAATAAAATGCCCATTTCCCCGATCTTCAATCCATCAGGAGATGATGCGACTGAAACTCGATCTATCTGGTTTGGTAACACTACCAACCTAATGCAATTAAATGATGTCCGCTACGCTTGGGCTGTAGGTTTATATCAACAGATGCGTGAGAATTTTTGGATCCCGCAAAAAATAGATGTCACCCAAGACGTGACTGATTATAACAATCTAACCCCTGACGAAAAACGTGCCTATGATGGTATTTTGTCTTATCTAACTTTTCTTGATTCTGTACAAACCTGTAATATTCCTCACTTAAAATCTTGCGTCACAGCCCCAGAGATCAGCCTTTGTATGGCAGAACAAATCTCTCAAGAGGCTATGCACAATCAAAGTTATCAATACTTGATTGAGACTATTATTCCCTCAAACAAAAGGGCTGAAATTTATGATTTATGGCGCACCGATAAAGCTCTTAGAAATCGCTGTGAATTTATTGCTAGTTCTTATCAAAAATATATTGACAGCCCAACACAGAGTAATTATTTTGGTTCTCTGTGTTCTAATTATATTCTAGAAGGACTGTATTTCTATAATGGGTTCCAGTATTTTTATAATCTAGCTTCTAGACATCTAATGGCTGGAAGTGCCGATATTTTTAGGATGATTAATCGAGATGAGTTAAGTCACGTCCGATTGTATCAAAAATTAATTGTGGAAGCATTGCAATTATTCCCGAAAGAGTCAATTAAAAAAGGTATAGCAAGTTCTTTCTTGGAGGCTGTTAATCAAGAAATTAATTGGTCCAACCATATTATCGGTAATCAAATACTGGGCATTACTGAAGAAAGTATAGATCACTATACTAAATACCTTGCCAATATTCGACTAAAAGCCATCGGCTTAAATCCAATTTTTACCGAGGACAAATACAAAAAATCTCCCTATTCCCATTTAGAGAAATTCTCTGATACTCAAGGGGAAGGTCACACTAAGTCAAACTTTTTTGAAGCAACTGTTACCAGTTATGTTATGTCTTCTGGCTTAACGGGATGGGATGATATTTAACAGCATCGCTCGATAAGACAGAAAGCCGTTGATGCCACCTTTTTTTCGGTTGTGCTAAAAGGTGGTTATTATTGCCACTCTTGTCTTGCTATGTGATCAATTCTGCTGGTGGAATACTAATTCCAGCTAAGTATTTTCTGTAATTCAATTTAAATTCTCCAAATATTTTCTGATTTTATTTTACCTTAAATATCAGAAACAAGAGGTGGACGATTTTTAAAAGGATGATTTGTCGGTAGAAGAGACTGTAACCCCCATTCCCAATGAAAATAACCAGCTAATAAATTAATCTCATTGGTAGATAGCTCTCTAGTCCATAAAATATTTTCAGCGATAAAGCCGTTCATTCCTGAATCGATTGCGCTTATATCGTTCCCAATCCTAATTCTATTACAATTAAGATTAGCTAAAGAAGTGGTTCCAGATGATGCAGTTCCACCATTTAAAATTATTCTCGATTGGGAACTGTTTCTGGTAGCGATAACAGATGCCCATTGATTATTAATTAAAGGGGATGTTTGAGCAGCTAAAGCATTATTTCTGAACAAATATACACCATTGTTAGAGTTAGTTCCATAAGTTAAAATTATTCCACCAGTGTTATCGAAATCTTGTTGTGTCGATGGCGACAACGACCATAATCTTCCGAATCTAACTCTTCCTGCTAACACAGAATTATTCCTATGAACAGATGCCAAAGTAATTGCATTTCCCGCATAATTAAAAATAGCAGAAAGAAATTGAGCAGAGCTAGTATTATTAATACTTAAAACTGATCGCTCCCCTCCTAATTCTGTAGTATTAACTGTAATTGGCCCCGTGACAGAAAAGTTTAAATTATTAACTAAATCTTGCACAGCAGTCACGTTTGAGCCGCTTAAAGTTAAACTACTACTATTATTAGCTTTAATCCAAATCGCAGAATTTGAAAAAGCCGGAGTCCATCTTTGCGTCGGACTAGCATCAATTATTAGCATTAATTAAAAACCGCAGACACTTTGAGAATATTTTGATTTAACAATTGAGCCAACAGATTCTCGTCGTTGAATTGTTCTGTCACTGCCTGCAAAATATCCGATTCAGAAATCGGATTTAATTTATCTCCAATATTAATAGAAAGCGCGAGTCTTGGAGCTTCCCCAAACACTGCTGCCGTCATTCCCAATTTAGCTACATTCAGCTTGACATAAGGATCAAAAACAATCATTTCTGATAAAATCCTTTTGTAAACATAAAATCGGACAGATTTATCATCAATTAAATTAGGCTTGATTTCACTATCAAAAAAAGCTGAATTAATTGACTTTTCATTGAAAGACCCAGAAACATTTGTTAATGCAATTTGGTATCTTTCAATATATTCGGGACTATTTAAAAATAAGCTTTGAGCAATTAAACTATTAGGCATTTAAGTTAGCGATGCTGTTTCGCGGAAAATTAACAAAAAAGGGATACTCAATGGTCCACCAGTAACGCTGGTAATATCGAATCGAATTTCTTGAGCAGTAGTAATAATTTGTCCTTGTCCGGATACTGTAAAATTAGCCCGAGCAGTAGTAAGAGATAGGTTAGATAGTCCTGGTATTGCCCCAAAAGAAGCACCACTGCCAAAGCTAAAAGTTATTGTAGCACTTCCCGCAGAAGTACGTAAGTTTCGCACTTCTAAAAGAGTAATTTCTCTTAGAAAAGAAGTAACAGGAATCTGCTGTGCAGCAGAAATGTTCGTAATAGTTACTATCTCGCTTTGCAACCGAGTAGAAACCCATCGGGCTGTAGCGATCGAATCTAAAGTGTCAGTAGGACCGAGAAATTCTTTCACAATACTAAGCTAGTAATTTGGCTACAAATCCATTCACAGAAGGTACTGCCGTAGAAGCAAAAGTTAAACGAATTGAAGTATTACTTAATCGTTCCGTAAAAACTCCTACAGTATCCCTATTACCGCTATTGCGAATTACTTCTACGCTGGGATTAGTATCAGTCAGGGTATGTGTGATCACAAACACCGTATTAGTGCCATCTCCAAAAGGATTAGTAGTTACTGATCGCCGTCTTCCGGACCAACTGGCAAGCAAAGAAGGGGTGACATATTTGGCTGTGTCTGTTCCCGTTTCTAATTCGGCTAAAGTAGCACGCTGTACTTTACCTGCTGTGGTTTCACTTGCGTCAGGAACTCCGGCCCCATGAACTTGCCAGATTATAGGAGAAGTTCCCAAAGTCACGGATTGAGTAATCTGCCTGTAAGTCACGCCCTCATCGTTATTCCCACTACCAGAGGCAACAGTTACGATTGCGTTTCTGAGTTCGGCTCCTGTACTAGCGTCAGCAGTGCGGGTAGCTGGAACAGAAGCTCCGTTCCAATTATAAAGTCCGTTCTCTGTGTTATTAGTTTGATTTGCGGCAATAAAGCGAGAGTTGGCTAAAGTCATCGTGGCCCCACCAATTGTCGAGCCAGGAGCATTTAAATTGATATTTGATGGGGCAGAAGCAAATACTGCGTCCTTGTAATCAAACCCTTCCAGAAGAGCATTTAAAGTACCAAAATTGACCAAATCGTTAGGATTTTCTGGGGCAACAGAAGCCCGAATTTTTCCTTTAAATTCAGTGTCAGACCAAAATTCGATGAATGTCATGATTACCTCTAATTACCTCGATAAAATTGCATAACCGCTAAAGGGACTACTAAAAATAATTTGAGTAGTATTTAAAGAAAGGTTTTGTACAAAAGCTTCTATTTTTACTCCTCCTGAACTAAAAACTTGAGTCTGTGGCTCAAAGTTCAAGTTGTGAACAATTGTCCAGGTTGCAGACGCAGGCGATTGAGTATGCTTGTAAAAAGCACTTCCCTCTCCTGGTAGTCCAGGAGAACCCCGAACATCAACAGCAGAGCTAATTGAAGAAACTAGCCCAGACGGCCCAATATAACCACCCGTTGCTGGAGGAGTACCCGAACCTCCTATCCAATTAACTACCTGAAAAACCCGGCGATGGCCGTCAGTAACTAGGGACAAAACAGGCGACCATCCAGCACCTCCAAGAGTAGCTGAAACAATTACTTGCCTAGAACTTCCAGTTATTTCAATTGGCATCAAACTTCCCCCCTAACGACTACGGGAATTAAATCTAGTCCTAAAGGTTCAACAACGAGCCGATTAGCAATAGTTTTAGATGCCTCTAAGTCAGCTTGCCAGTAATCTCTTCCCACTTTTGGCTGTCCGATTTCCTTAAAAGCGACAGGAGTAACGTCCATCTCAGCAGTGATATTGCTATCGATAATTAAATGAAAATAAGTATAATTTTGATATTCAATTGGGTCTTCTCCCTCTTCATTAGCAGGTAAAATAAAATCCCCAAACTGCAACCCATCGATCCGACCGACTGCTATGCGATCTTCTCCAAATTGCTTTGCTACATAAAAATTAATGTTCCATGTAGTAAAATCCCCCTGAATAAAAAACTCCTCATCCCAAGTCGATCCCTTTTTAATCTCAATAACAATTTCACTGGCAATCGTAGGATACGATTGCCCTTTAAGAAAATAGTTACCAGTAAGGACTTTTTGAGCCATCGATGAGATGTGTACTGTTTCTTGTATTATTATATCTTGAATTTTCTTTTTTGAGATATAATTAAAAGGAAAACATATTTACACCGCCGCGCTCTTTTATACCGCACCCGGGAGCGCGGTTATTTTTTTGTCTTGACAATTCTATTAAGACTATGAGAGAATTTTTTTAAAGATTGACTTGGATTACCGCCCTACGAGGGAGCGGTATTTTTTTTTATCTATCCGTATTACATATACTACAAATACTACAGAGCGGTTGTTAGGTTGTAGATAGATTGTTAATAAGGTTATCGACAATCGAAACCCTTGCTGAGTATAGGCTTTAGACTTTGTAGATATTGTCGATGCCTTATAGAGGAAAAGAGAGAAAAGAAGATATACAGCAAAGTCAGCAATAAAAGTGATTAAACGCAAAACTGACTCTATTGACAAAATGCCGTATTTTCGGCTAATCAGAGAATTTTAAAAGCGAGAAGTGCTTTATCTTTAATTTGTTCTTTTTGTAATTCAATTGTTAATAAGGTTATCTACAATCAAAACCCTTACCCCGACTAGGTTTTAGGCTTTGTAGATATTGTTGATGCTCTATAGAGAGAAAAGAATAAAGAAACCAAACAAGGTCAGCAATAAGAAAACACCAGGCTCAACAGTAAAACAAAAAAATACACACGGGGTAATCATCAACAATATCAACAAAGAAGTACAGAAATAATGAAAGCTATATATATCAATACTTTTATCCTTTTTATTTTTGTTAATAAGGGTATTTACAACCTATTTACAAACTAACAATCTAATTAATCGAGGTCAGCAATAAGAACACAAAAAAATAATATTGGGGGATAGCGTTAACAACATCAACAAAGTCTGAAACCTATATATATCAAGGATTCCATTGTTAATATCTTTATCTACAATTTATCAACAATCTAACAATCAGCCAAGCTCCGAACATTAGACAACAAGCTCCGAACATTAGACAACAAAAAACCCCTGTAGAGATTACAGGGGTTAGCTTTATCAGTTATGTACCAGTTATGGTGTCAATTTCAATCGCCTTTTATTTTGGCAGTAAATAAGGTTACTTACTGCTTTTCACCTAATATCCCCCCATTAACTCGATTTGTTCCTCTAGAGTAGAGTTCTTGCTCTCAAGCTTTTTAATTCGGTCTTTTAAGCCGAGGATTTCATCGATATAGTCAACTTCTCGATAATCCAATTCGTCGATTTTGGCAGTCAATTCAGCAACTTGAGAGCCAAGTCGCTTGTTAGCCTCAATTGCCTCACTTTTGACCTGAAAACCAGCTAAGGTGTGAAGGAATAAGCGAACGCCCAACTGCATTACTTTTAGGGCTAGTTCGTGATTGTCTTTGATTAACCACTGACAGATTAAATTTTCTGGTATCAACGCAACACCTTGTAACCCGCCTG